GCTCTTGCAGGCTTTCGGCGGGTAGCCAATACATTTGATGGATATACTTTTCGTCACAGCCCCGGCGCATGAACAGCAGGCTTGCACACGTCAAATCGGTTGTGATGGACAGGTCCACGCCTCCGATGCAGTACGCCCCGCGAAAATCCTCTAAATCAAAGCAGCTTTCGTTGTTGATAGCGTCAAAGGACAGCCACGCCGTTTTCACCGTTTCCCTCACATTAAATTCCTTGCACAGCAACCCGCTCAACTCACTGGGATTCTGCTTCGCCCTCTCAACCTTGGCGGTCAGGTCATCCAACTTCTTGATAACCCCCAAGGCGGGGTTGGCCTTCATCCACGCCGCTGGGTCCGTCCATTCGTTGCGGTTATCCAACTCATACAGAATCGGCAAAAATGTACCGTCCTGTATGCTCCCGTCAGCGACACCGCAAGCGTGAGCGTACATATCATCGAAAATGCACTCCCGGACAGTCCCGGCGGTGGTAATCATCACAAGCAAAGGCTGCTGCCGTGCCGCCTGAGATTGGCGCATGACTTCATATAAATTTCTGTCCTTGATACCGTGCAACTCATCCATAATCACAAAACTTGCATTCAAGCCGTCCAAACTGTCCGAATTTCGGGACAACGGTTGCATTTTGGACATGGTAGGCGTATAGTATAAATCGTTCTTTCGTTTGCGCATGAGCTTCGCCAAATCGGGAAAAAGTTTCACGATATTGTGGCTCTCATCGAAAAGCAAACGCGCCTGTGCGTACTTGGTCGCAACCGTATAGACCTCCGCGCCAACCTCCCGGTCGGCGGTGAGCATATATAGGGCAATTCCGGCCATGAGTGTTGTTTTGCCGTTTTTGCGCCCGCAGAGGAAGAACGATTCCCGAAATCGGCGCAGTCCCGTTTTCTTGTCCACGAAGCCGAACAGAGCGCTGATGAACGCCTTTTGGAACAATTCAAGTTCCACGTTCTGCCCCGCCCATTCGCCTTTGGAGTGCCGGCAGATGGTTTCAATGAAGGTAATCGGACGCTGGGCGCGGGCTTGGTCAAAGATGTATTTTTTATCAATGATTTTCTGCCCGGACTCTTTTGCCAACCTTTTATACACAGCTTTCACCCGCTTACAGGCAGGGATTTCCCCCTTCTGCAACAGGTCGTTGTATTGTTGGATGTAATTCATGCGTCACCTCCGTCAAGTTTCCGTCATCGTCAAACGCCAGCCCCTCCAGCACCGCGCCCCCGGCTCCGAAATGCTCAGTGTTGTGGCAGTTTTTACAGAGTGCTTCGAGCAATTTCGGGTTAAGCGATATGTCCGGGTTCATGATGTTGGCGGCGTTGAGATGTGTCTTGTGGTGGGCGATTTCGGCGGGATTTCCGCACCGCTCACATATATAGTGCTTGGAGCAAAGGAACGCCTTGGACAGCTTGCGCCACGCACTGGATTGATAAAATGTACCTTTCCTCATGACATATCCCTTTCCGCACTCAGAGCTTTCAATAGGCAGTCGATTACTCTCTGGGTTTTCGCCACATCCCCATGCTCCCCAAAGTACCATTGCTGCAAGATAAACCGCGCCGCCGTCCGCGCCACGGGGGAGAATTTCCCCCGCGGCCGCCGCTGATAACCTGTGGTTTCGGTGAGATAATCCGGGATGGCTTGGATGAGCGGGATTATGATATTGTCGTTATCGCTCCCATCCAAACGCAGTATGTCCCGCGCTTCTTCAATGGTCAATATCATCACGATACCCCCATCACCGTCAGCTTTACGAACGCCTCCGGCACAATGGGTTTCGCGTCCGCAATGCACAAAGCCCTGTAATCTATTAGCCCACTTGTAAACCCGCTGTCCCGGCTTGTTTCCACGGCCAGCCCGGAGGGAATGTTGATGCCGTAATACTTGAAATTGCCGAACAAAATTGTATTGGCTGGTATGTTGTCGTCCACCACAATTTCAAACCCGAACAGGCGGCGCACACTGCCGTTCTGCACATCGGGCATGAGGATAAAATTGCCGTCGCTGGCCTTGGCGGGATAGACGGATGTAAACAAAGTGGCATTGCTCATGGCGAACTTCGCGCCCCCGGAGTACCCAGCGGGGAGCTTGGCGATGGTCTTTAATATGCCGTCAATGATGTTTGCGGCGGCGATAGACAGGCTGTTGCTTGTGTTCCAAGTGATGCCCGAGAGCAACCCCTGCGGTTGTCCTGAACCCGTGCCGGAAACAATGGCGGCGTTGAGGGCGTCGGTGACAGACACTCTCAATTCATCCACCAGATAGGCTTCAAAAGCCGACAGCGTCATCTTCTTTGCCGCCGCCGACAGGGACAGCACCTTAATCAACTCGAAAGCCCCAAAGGTCACGGCGTGGGTGGTGAGCTTTTCCCGATTGACAGCAGCACCCTCGGTATGCCACTGCGCCGGGTCCGTCGGCGTTCCGATGGGGACGGACATATGCGCCGGGACGGAAAACAGTCGGATTTCGTTGTACAGCCCGCCCTGCGGGTGCAGACCCTTGATGACCTCGTTGAGGGTAGTATCCGGGACCACCGCCGCCGATGAGGACAGCGTGTTGAATGCGTCCGCTCTTTTTTCGGCTCTGGCCGCGTCCATGGCTCGGGTTTCAACCTCCGTCAGTTCCTTGCCCAGCAGGGACTTGAAGAATGCGCTGCGATATTCAGGGGTAGCGTGAGGTTCTTGGGGCTGGCTCTGCGTCTCCAAAGACGCAATTACGGGGTTGAATGTGTTGGTATTCATGGGTTTTTCATCCTTTCTAGCTTGTATTGATGTTTGGGTATACGCCGCGCGGTTGACAATGCTGATCTCGTAAATCGCCTTGATGGATGTGATGGTCACCATCCTTTCCTGCTCATTGACCTCCTGCGCGCCGATGTCAAAGGCGAAGCTCATCCGGCTCAAATCGCCCCGCCGTACCGCCTCGTAGACGCCCCGTCCTGCCTCGGTATCGGGTAGCTCGGCTCTCATAGCAAGCCCCTCGTCCGTCACCGACAACGCCAAAGTCTTGGGGCTTCTGGCCAAGGGTATACCCTGCCCGTCATGGTTGATTAGGAGTGCCACATCGTCCAAGTTCACCCCATCCAACGCTCCCGGAGCAATGCGCTCAACATAACCGCCGATATTGGCGGGCTGATTGAACACAACCGCCAACCCCTCTAAAATCAGAGGCTTTTCGCTTGCCCGTACTTCATAACTGCGTGTTTCCATTTTCTGTTTCCTCGCTTTCTAATTGATATTGGTCTACTTTGTCGCTGGCCACATAGTTTAACGATTGCAATCTCCTGTCCCCGTCCTCAACAGGCGGGAGTGCCAGCAGTTTCCGCGCTTCGTTGATGGACACCACCCCGAAGGGCAGCAGTTCCCGCAGCAGGGATATGCGGGTCTTTGCGGAGGAAAACTCCAACCGCTCCGCCGTGAAGGTAACGTCAACGCCGCATTTCTTAGTGAATTCCAGCGACATCAACAGGGCAAACGGCTCAACCACGCCTTCATAAAAGCTCTGAAACTCATCCTCGCTAAACGTGCCGTCCACAATTTTGGAGCTGATACCCAAGTAAGCATATATGGCGCTGTTGACGGCGTTCATCTGCTCGGCGGGGACGCTGTAGGGGGCAACATTTGCGTCAACTGTAAATCCTTGCTGCTGTATGAAGCCTGATTGCTCAACAAGTCGAAGCGCAGCAAACCGATGGTGATGTTTTCGTTGACGGTATGCGCGCGGCGCAAAAGCGCGTCTACCCGCGCAAGAAACACATTTAAGAAATACGGCTTGGAAAGATAGTCGTCCGCGCCGACCGACAACCCATTTACGACGTCGTCCGAATCGCCTTTCGCCGTAAGCATCAATACGGGGACGTTGGAAACCGAGCGGAGTTCCCTGAGTAAGTCAAGCCCCGAACCGTCCGGCAGCATGATGTCCAGCACGGCGGCGTCAACCGGCGAGCCGCCGGTGGCAATGGCGCTGCGGCGCGAGGTTAATATCTGACGCGCTTCCGCGAGAGTTTTCGCGGACAGAACCGACGCGCCGCGCGATTTCAAAGCGGTCGTGTTATTGCGCATGACTTCGGGGTTATCCTCTACAAGTAATATTGTTTTTCCGGTCATATTTCATCCTCCGCGGTTGAGGGAAACACAAGCGTAACCGTTGTGCCTTCCCCGGCCTTACTTTCTATCGCAACCTCGCCGTCATGCGCTTCTACGACGCTTTTTACAAGGGCAAGACCCAATCCCGTGCCGGAACCGCCCGTCACGCCGCGCTCGAAAACCCGCGGCAAAAGCTCAGGCGGTATACCCGAACCGGTATCGCTTACGGTCAGGGTATACTTGCCGTTATTTTCTTTCCATTTGACCTTGATGATACCGCCGGCCGTATGACGATTGGCATTGAATAAAAGGTTAATCAAGGCATCCGCAAGCCCGTTCACGCTGCCGATGATTGGCGGCAGTTTGTCAATATCCCGTTTCAGCGTATTGCCGTGCTTAATAATGAGCGGTTCAAAAACAGCAAGTGTAGAAACGAACACCGCGCTGTAATCAATCTTTTCCATCGGCTTCGCCGTTTCCTGTCCCCGCGCGAATGCAAGCGCGTCGGTAACAATATCCGCCATCTGCATCCCTTTGTGAGAAGCCTCCCGTATCAATTCTTTCGCCGCGTCAAGGTTTTCCTCGTTTATGAACTGTTCGGCAAGCTCCATATCGGTCACAATGATCGTCAGCGGTGTTTTCATTTCGTGGCTGATGTTTCCGAAAAATTCAGTCTTTGTGCGGTTCAAGCTTTCGAGCAGTGCTTTTTCTTCCGAAAGCCTTCGCTCCGTTTGAATATTCTTTGCCGTATCCAGAACCATACGGATATTGATGTAATAAGAAATAAGTCCGGCGACCATGATACACAGGTTGACGAGTATTTTGGTCGAGCGGGGCATCTCCGTGGCACTTCGGAAAACAGAGGCATAAACGTTAATCAGAATAAAGAATACGGCGGGCATAACGCATAGCATGAGAATGCTTTTATTTGAGAGTGTGGAAAATGCGTTTCGTATAAGGCCTTTGAAAAGACGGTAACCGAAAAAAAGGATTGCTGCCGTCAGAACCGTTACGACGGCCAGATAACCGGGTGTGGCGAGAATATTCTCGTCGCTTGGATAAAATGGTGCGATAATGGCGGTTGACAAATATTTATTAAAAGTACCGAGTAATATGAGAATCAGCATGGTATACAGCAATTTTACGATATGAATCCTATAGCAGAGTAAATAGCCGAACAACATAACAACCGTGTAGGCAAAGAAAAAATATTCGTTCCAAGCCATGCCGTTTGGTACATACGCGATAAAGATATACGAGGCCGCCGCCCTCAATGTCACAACCGACGCAAACATAGTGAATATGCTGCTTTTTTTAATGCGCTCGCAGCCCTCGAAAGGGACAGCCGCCAAAAAGTACAACGCCGAATCAATAATCCATGTTCCCAAAGCGTACATAAGCGCGGCGTTCATACTTTTTCCTCCATAGAGCCGTTTTTCTTCGGTTGGCGGCGGTTGTTCACGCGCCCGTCTTCCGGTTTTTGAGCGTCCTTCGGAACCATCCAAACATGACCGAAGCGGATAACGCCGTCTATGCTTCCCCTCTTGATAAGCGCCTGTACCCACCGCCCCGTAACGCCCCACTTTTCTGCTGTTTGCTGTACCGTAAGATAGTCCATAAACTGCCTCCGTCTGTGCTTGACTTCATCAACAGTATTATACTACGGAACAACGAATTATTCAAGTGGGATTAACTTGCCGATTGAATTTTATCCAAGAATTTGTTATAATGATACTTAGGATATTATAAGTATATGAAAGGATTCACGATGAAAACCACGAAACCAAAACGCATCCTGTCGGTGTTGCTGACGTTGACATTGACATTAACCCTTACGCTACTACCACTATTCCCGCTGACAGCGAGCGCCGCAGTAGATGATGCCGAAGCCATCGATATCGCCTATCAAGCATTGACTTGGGACACGATCAAAAACGCGAACACTGCGCAGATGAACGTAGAAACAGACCTGTCCCTTCCCGCAACGGGCGCGGAGGGAACAACCATCGGATGGGTGTCAAGCAACACGGCCGTCATCGGCGCTAATGGCATCGTCGCCCGTCAGACAGATGACGTCTATGTAACCTTAGTTGCGGCAATTGGAAAAAACACCGAATCCGTTACAAAATCGTTTTACATCGGCATCCGCGGCACCGGAAACGGAACCGACACAGATGCGGTAGCGGCCACGAAAGCGACGCTGACCTGGGACTATATCAAAAACGGAAACCTGCTCCAAAGCAGGGTAACCGCAAACCTGTTCCTCCCGACACAGGGCTTGAACGGAACCGACATTTCGTGGGATTCCAATCTTACTTCCGCCATAAGCGCAGACGGAGTGGTGCAATATGCAGGCGACACTGATGTTGCGGAACGAAATATTACGCTGACGGCAACAATCTCGAGAGGTGCGCAAAGCGATACCATTTCCTTTAACCTGACCGTTCCGGCAAGATATGATTTTACGCAGCATATCAGACCTTCGATCGGAAACGAAATTCTCTATCCTACGAAAGATTATCTTATCTCCGACTTTAATGTGCAAACCTACGGCGCCATAGCCAAGCCCGGGTTTTGCAACCGGGAAGCTTTCCAGGCCGCCATCGACGCGGCCCATGCGGCCGGCGGCGGTGTGGTATACGCGCCATCGGGAGTCTATGAGTTTCACTCGGAAAGCACCGGCGAAAAGCGGAACCGTACATACCATTACGTCTTAGACCTCAAAGAGAGCGTGCAGCTCCGCGGCGATTGGGTCGATCCGGACAAAAACGGCGGCGCCGTGCAAGGTACCGTCTTGGCAGTGTACGCCGGACATGATTCCCCCAACTATAATACCTATGAAGATACCGGAGAGATTGAAACGCAGACGGGCCAAACCATGCTGACCAACGTGTCCGACAGGTTTATTCAAATGGAACGAGGCACCGGCGTGACCAATCTGTCCATCTGGTATCCAAACCAAAATATCAGCGGCGCTACGGTCAAGTATCCGTGGACGCTGTTCCAAACCGGCGGGGACAGCGCGACGCTGGAAAATATCACCTTAGTCAACTCCTACAACGGTTTCCACTCGGCGCCGAACAGCGAACTGCACTATATACTGAACAGCCGTATAACGGCCCTTGCAACCGGCGTTAAAGTTCATGTGTGCACCGACGTCGGGCGTATCGAAGGCGTGAGCATCGGCGACTATTGGTCGGGCTCGGGACTTCCCGGCGCGCCGGACTCTTCGACTGTGACTGACTATACAAAAGCGTATGCGACCGGGTTCGAGATGCACCGCTCCGACTGGGAATATATTTCTCATTTGCGTGTGACGGGCTATCAGACCGGTCTGTGGATCGGCCGGGAAATCTACAAAATAGGCGGGCAGAATGTTCTGGCCGGATACACCCCCAATGCCCAATTTTACGGGCTGGATCTGCAAGACTGCGGTACCGCTATTCACATC